TTTGATTTAACTAAAGCCTCGGCAATTTTGTAATCAAGCATCTCGTCGCCAAGTTTGTAGTCCGACCAGGCTTCTCGTTCTTTGATTGAGCCCTTAGCGGAAAGGTATTCTTTTGCCCACGAAGACTTATAATAAGCTTCTTTTTTGGCGCAGTCTTCAGCAATTGTCTCAAAAGCTTCTGTTTCTTCTTCAAGCATTTCTACTAAACGAATTAGCTCTTCTTCAATTTCCATCTGCGAGATTGGTCTATTGCGATTGTTCATTTTGTCCTTCAAGTGGCGACCAGTCGATTTTATCAAGAGCCGACATGTTTACTGCTGGCCAAGTGTATCCACTTATTCCCAAGTGCGCTAGACCCATCTGCTCTAAAATCCAGGCATCGCACAAGTCGTCACTGCCTGCTCCGGAAAAAACTATTCCTGTTTTGGCCGATATGGCGGAAAGCACATCACCCTTTGACGAGTTTCCTTTTCCTGTAGCAAATTTTGCCCTACAGGTGGGAGGTACATCTACGTACGGTATGCCCGCGTCCCATAAGGTCATCCTTACGCAACCGCCGAGTTCACCAATGCTGTGAGCCTGTGAGTTTCGAGAAGCAAACGAATAGCTCTCTATTATTGCGCAATCAACTTTATTGTCAATACATATTTTAAGAATTGACTTAGAAATAGAAGAAAGTCTTTCAGCGCCTTTTAGTTTTGTTGAAACTATTGAAGAATTCCCACAAATGGATACGCCAGTTGAGGCAAGTGACAGGTCTAGGCCGATTAACTTAATTGATAACACAACAGGAACCATACTACGCAATAGTGTTTTGCAATATTTTTACAACCACAAAGATATTTGACATGCTACTATATACAAACACCCTTCAAATACAGGAGAAATAATGTCAACAGCAGTTCTTGCCCCAACAGTAGTAACACTCACAATCCCAGGCACACTTGCCACAACCAGTATCGTGACAATGGCGATGCCATTCGCCGGCAAAATCACCGGTGCATATGTTGCAGTAACCACAGCCCCAGTCGGCTCTGCACTCGTCGCAGACCTTAAAGTTGGCTCAGACGTCGCAGCAGCCTTCTCAATCGCTGCTGCTGGGACTTCTGACGAAGGAACACTTACAGCAGCAAATGTGGACTTCGAAAAGGGCGACCTCGTTCACCTTGATGTCTCAGCAGTTGGTTCCAGCACCGCCGGCGCAAACATGACTGTAGCATTCACAGTTGTTGAAGGCTAAATAAAACTAAAACGCATAAAAAGCGCCCCGTCATTAAATTGGCGGGGTGTTTTTTTATGTCATAATGTTCGGGAACCCTAATAATTTCTAGGAGAAAAATGTCTGGAATCAACGCACCATCAATCGTTACTTACGAGTACATGGTTGGGGACCTTAATAACTCGTTTATCAATGTTTCCTTCCCTTTCAAGGTTCAGATTGAGGGCATCTGGTTTACTGCAGATAGAAGAATGCTTGAAGGAACCTTTGATGGTGACTTGTTTGAGGACGCTGGAAGAACATTGATACTTTCAGCGCAAAAGGCCAAGTCCCCTCGTACCGTTCTTGCTGCTAATGACCAGCCGACAGACTGGGCACCATTCTTTGGGTATGACGCTCCGGAAGACCAAACTGATGTTGTTTTTGGTAGCAACGAGTTTAAGCCGACTATTTGGTTGGGTCTTCCAGAAGACGCACCTGCTGGCACGTACAAGGATGCAACGACGCAGTACATCAATAACAACTACGATAACTCTGTATCCTTCCGCTCGTCAACTGGCTACGCACCAGCACTGAACGACTCTCATAACCCTTACTGGGGAAATAACGGCTGGAGCAGTGGGCAGTTTGCTGCCAATAAGTACAAGACCAACATGGCAATCCTGAACCCAGATGAAATTCTCACCATGTTTGTATACAGCAACGATGGCGACTGGACAGACTACGAAGGCGACGCAACTGTGACAATCCATGTTGCTTACAGTGGCGTTTCTGAGGCCGTGGAAAAAGCAGACCCCAAGACTCCTTGGGTGACTTGGTGGAATGATTAATTGATAGTCTTGCCGTATGGCAAAACTACCTTCAACATTTGCGCTTGATACTGGAAACAAATTAAGCGATAATTTCTTTGACATTCGTTGGCTTTCGGCTGGAATGGGTCAGCCACCAAAACGCTGGTATAACGCTGGCGAAGAACTGCCAGGCGACGACCCAACCGAGTGGGGGTATGCAGAAGTTGACGCTGAAGGTCGTTTAGTAGTCAAGTACTACCGTGAAGAAGTTTTTGGAACCGAAGACGAAGTAGTAAAAATGTGGTTTGTTCTTCTTGATGGGAGGCATATTCAGCCCGCTCATTTTATTCTTCTTGGATTTGCCGACGATAGATACCCTTGGGGCACTGTAGTAGAGGGCTCAGAAGCCTCTCGGGTTCTCGAAAAAGAGTACATGTCTACGTGGGCCGGAATGATTAACTGGCGCGCTGGGGACCCAATGATTCAGCAGATTACTACTGCCCCAAACTGGAGACGCAAAAGAATTTCAGTCCTAATGTTTGGCGTTTGCGATGTTGTGAACGCTTGCTACGGATTTAGTCCTGGAAAAGTTATCCACGGCGGTGCCGTTACCACAGCAGACGGTGAAAGATTACGAGATATATACCCTGGTGGCAGTGCGCGGATAGACCCACGTATTGGCTCTGTTGGTATTTAAGAATCGTAAGAATGTTTTGCCAGTCCCAGGTCAAAAGCGAGCTGGGGATAATTACCTATGCGCGTATGGCACGGACGGCAAACACACATGAGATTCGATTCATCTAAGATTGAGCCACCCTGGGAGCGTCTTACCAGTTCGTGAACATCGACCGACGGTCTGCGCACGTAGGTGACAAGGCCGTCGTGTTCAGCAAATACCGGGCAGGCTTCGCAGTTTGGTTTTTCGCCAAGCAGTCTCTCGACAAGCGGGCGTCTTAGTCGATATTCGGCTTCTTTCTTTTTTGACCTATGACGCATAAAGGCCGTCTGTTGCATGCATGCGACTAAGTGCGTTGTCAAAATTCCAGACATTGTCAACCGCCGCCCATAAAGCTTCGTCGATTTCTGTTGGGTCGAGCTCAAACTTGATTATTAACTCTTTGTGTTTAAGGATTGCGGCTTTAAGAAAATCAGCAAACGAGGCATTTTCTGTACCGCTATTTTCAAGATAAGAATTTACTTCGTTTAGTTTTTTTTCGACATGAAACTTAAAGCGTTTAATTTTTGCAATTTTTAAGGTGTAATGCTCTATTGACTGACCGAGAAGTTTTTCCCCGTCTTTACCCATAGCAACATAACGCTGCATGTCGTCTTGCTGGTCAGCGTCAAGTGATGCGATTTGCTGATTGAGATTTTCAGCTAAAGCTAACAAGCCTCTCTTCCATCTATAAAGGTTTGATTCAAGAGCAAGATATTCGCGCTGCGATGGCGTTGCGGTGTTTTTTACGTCTTCAGCAATAAGGAGCGCAAATGCGTCATCGTTCATTTATTTTTACTCCACTGTGGACAGATTGTGTTTTTAAAATTACACCAGTCACATAGACGGTGTGGTATTGGCTCCCATTCGCCTGTTTCACATCGTTTCACAACACCTTCCCATGCCGCAGTGACGCGGCCAATGGTTTCAGTTAGGTGCTGCGCGTTTGGCTTTAGAGTCATAACTTTATTGTCTTTTAAGTAAATGAGCTGTAACTCATCTACCGGAGCTTCCTCAAAACCGCTAAGAACAAGAGCATAAATAAGAAGCTGTACAAACTTGTCTCCAGCAAAACGTGGGCTTGGCGATTTTCCTGTCTTGTAATCACTAATCACGAGTCCGGAATCAGAACGAGACCACCTATCAATAAATCCCTTGATGGGAACCCCTTCAATGTGACCGTTCAGTTCTGTTTCAATGCCGGCCGGCTCTACAAAAAGAGGATTTTCTACTGTAAAGATGTTTTCAATGCAGAACCAAGACTTCCACCTAAAGGCGTTTATTTCTTTATCCAGCGTTGATTTTCCTGACTTGACCTGAACGGAGTTGGCAATAATTGGCTCAACGCGCTCAAGCCATCCGCTTTCGGCCCAAACAGAAGCGCTTATTTGTTTAACTTCATGTATTGTTCGACTATCCGGCGGCAAGGCATAAAAGTTTTCAAGAACTTCGTGAACAAAATTACCCATTAAGGTCGCCTCTGTTGGTGGCTCAGGAAGCTTGTCAATGCGCGTGTACTTATATTTAAGTGGGCACTGCTCGAACGTTGAAATAGATGATGGCGATAAATATGGAGGAAGCGAGCTACTCATTCGAGCCGCTACCTACATAAATTTTGAGTGCTTTTTCAATCAATGCATGAAGGTCGTCGACGCTTGCAGTTGCTTTAGTTGGCTTTGGGGCTCCACTGGAATATTCATTCCAGAAGTCGTTAAGTTCTGATTTTTGCTCAGCATTAAGAGTCTTGGATGTTGTAACAAAATCGTTCCAAAGAGCTGCTATCTCAGGGTTAATTGAGTCTTGTGCGCGCTGCTCACGCTCGGCCGCGTACTCTTCAAGCATTGCTTCTTCCGACCTGGCAAGGTAAAGGCCAACGCCGAACGTCTGCGCAGCTTTCTTGAGTGCGTCAGAGACGGCACCTTTCATTTCGTCGCCGAGGTCAACAATCTCGCCAGCTTTGGTGCGCTTAATCTTTTGCCCACCAAATCCATCACGAGCAATCATGCCATACCCTTCATCTAGGTACAAAGTAATCCGAACATGGGCAACAATGTATTCAGGGTCAAGAGCATCACGACCACAACTAATAATCTCAAAAGACCATTTGGTTACGCCGAGAACTTTGTTCAGACGAGTAATTACTTCACTGACCGGAATATAAGTAAGTGACGCGCCTCCTTTTTTAAGTTGACGCTCCATTTCGCGAGGAAATGGTTCACTGAGCATTGAATACATATCGGACATTTATTTAACCTTTGGTTTGCGGACTATGATGCTGGTTTTGGGCTCAAGAACTTCACAGTAATTATCGGCATTAACTCCAATTGTTGAAAGTTCTTTTACGCGCCAATATGAAGGCTGAAGAAAACGAAGCATTTCCGTAATCAGCTCTTCTGTTGATTTTTGTGTCTCACCAGTGCTCATGTCAACATTTGTCATAATGAGCCGGCGAGCAATTTCGGTAGCAAGGTCTGCGTGCTTCCATGCGCGACGGTCGCTGGCAACTTTTTTCTCAATCTTTACCCCATCTTCAAGACTTACTTCAGGGACGTCTGCCATTGCTTTGTCCAGTATGGCCGCAACTTCATCGTAAATCATCGACATATTAGATTTAGCTGTATAAACACGAAACATTATTTTAGCTACATCTTGGTACTCGGGTTCTGCTTTTGCTGCTTGGATTATTTGCAAATCAATAGCCATCATCATTTTGTCAAGAGCATCTAGCCCTTCGACCAATTCGTCATAAAAAGTCATTATTTCCTTAGTAGTAGATAGTCAGTAACTGACCTACACGAGGATAGCAACCGGTCTTCTGTATGGCAAGCCCAATCCGGTAAGAAAAGTGAAAGCACCCACGGCCGAGTCAACTTGGTCGTCATGGGAGCAAGCTTCTGGAAATGAAGACATTTCATCGAGCCATTCGCTTAGCCACGCGTTACGCACTAGTCGAACGTTTCCGTTTGCTACGGCGGCGGCAAAGGGTCTGGAGCGCGTGAGTTTGTCTCCGGTGGCTCTAATTCCAGCAAAATCATATCCAGCCAAGACATACCGGGCATATTGGTCAACAAGGGCTTTTCCGGAAGAACCGGGTTCTTGTTCCATCCGAATTTGAACAGCCACGCCGTCTTCGTTAGCTGTTTGGGCAATGAGTTGTTCCACCTTGTCGCCCTTTACTCTGGCTCGTTTCACATCTAAAATGTATGAAACTCCCTGGTCAAAAAGCATTAATGTACCAACGGTCCAGTCGGGGTCAGGGTTTGAGTGGTTTGGCTCTGTTGCCGCAAGGTCCCAAAACCTAACAACCCTCGCCTGAGCTGTGACTAACGGCACTTCATTAGGGTCAATAATTATAAACGAAGTACGGTCAAACAAGGAACCCAGGGTGGTAGCCCACCAGTCTCCTTCTTCAAGCCTGCGACGCTCAATAGGGTCCAATGCCTGCAAGGCTTGGCGATATGAGTCTGCGTCTATTCCGGGGTTGTCTGCAAGCTTTGATGGAACGAATATGCGCCCAGTTGTAGGGCCTTCGACAATAAAACGTTGGCGTACCCAGTTTGGTGCCGGGTTTGATGCGGCGCGCATACGAAGGGGAACCTTCGCAAGCTCGCCAGTATTGGGGCGACGCAAGCGGGAGAACATGTATCTGTAGTCGGATTCACGGATTTCGGTGACCTCGTCCATGCCGATGAACTGAAATTCTGAACCTTTGTATCTGAGATAGTCGTTCGTATTGTTCAAATATCCGAATGAGATTCTTGCCCCAGATGGAAACGTAGCTACGTAGCTATTGGCGTTCCAGTGGACATCGTCATAACTGGCCATCCATAACCTAAAACGGTCCATAAGTGCTCCAGGAAGCGAAAGGTCAGCAAACGTACGACGAAAAAGAATTGCAGAATAACCAGGAATGTCAACATATTGAAGAGCGGACATTAGAAGGGCGGAGCTTTTTCCTCCACCGGCCGCACCACCAAAAAGCGCCTCTATCCCGTTGGTTCTTAGGAACACTTTTTGAGTAATAGATGGAGCTTCAGTCGCGTATGAAGAAATTTTTGGTTCTAAATACTCAAGAACCTTGTTCCAATCGGTCATGCTTTTCCCTCCGGGTGCCTTTGTATAGATTAGTATGCAGAAGACAGCAGGGAGAGCAAGTAAATGCCAACGGACCGAAAAAAGTCAAACAAAGCAGCCAGTTCAAATATTAAACAAGGAATCACACTTTTTATTAATAAAGCACGGAAGTACACTAATAGGGGTACAGCCGCCAATATAATGATGGTTTCGTTTATACTGTTTACATCTATTGGATGTTTTCAGATTTATGCTCCTGCTGGTTATATCAGTGCCGGCATTGGGTGCGGTTTGTTTGGTTTTCTCCTAGGACAGGAATAAATATTAAATCATGGCCTGGAATGTAAGTAACAAAAATCTCAGAGATTTTGAGCAAAAAGCAGTACAGATTGGACCAGGTGCGCCAGTCGCGTACAATCCATCTTTGGCTGGAAAACCATACAAAGACTCGTGGGACATCGAGCGCGCGTATCGCGAGGGAATGCAAAAGGTTACGTGGGTAAACCGATGCATTGACGCAATTGCTGGCAACCAAGCAAGACTGCCAATGATTTTGAGAAAAGACAATTCTCCAGAAGGCGAAATTGTAAAAAAGAAAAACCCAATATTGGATATATTGAATTCAACCGCTAACCAGGGTGAGAATTCTTTTATCTTTAGATATCGTCTTTCTTCTCAGTTGCTCATGTCAAGTCGCGGAGCATTTATTGAAAAAGTGCGCGGCCGTGGCGGAGAAATTGTTGCTCTTCATCTACTGCCGCCACAGCACACTGCACCAATACCTGACCCAAAAAATTTCGTGTCCGGGTTTGAGGTGGACATGCGCAACGGCACAAAGGTTATCCTTCGTCCTGAAGACGTTATTTGGGTTCGTCGTCCTCATCCTCTTGACCCCTATTTGTCAATGACTCCAATGGAATCAGCCGGCATTGCAATTGAAATTGAAAACCTTGCAAAAGTTTACAACCGCAACTTTCTTCTAAACGACGGTCGTCCGGGTGGACTTATTGTTGTTCGCGGTGAGATTGATGATGACGACAAAGACGAGCTTAGAAATCGTTTTCGTGGAAACTTGTCAAAGACTGGCGCAGTAACAGTACTGTCGTCTGACGAAGGCGTCGACTTTGTGGATACTGGAGCATCGCCAAGAGATGCCGCGTACATTCAGATGCGTCAAATTACAAAAGAAGAAATTCTTGCAGCTTTTGGCGTTCCAGAATCAGTAATTGGAAACGCCGCTGGGCGAACGTTTTCTAATGCCGGAGAAGAAATTCGTGTGTTCTGGGTAGAAACAATGATGCCTCACCTCATGCAAATGGCTAGAGCGCTAGACAATCTTGACCCGGAGTATTACGTCGACTTTGATACATCTCAGGTTCCAGTGCTTGTTTTGTACAAACAAGAGCGTGAACGCTATTTGATGGACGAACTTCAGGCAGGACTGATTAGTCCTAACGAATACCGCATAGGCACCGGTAAAAAAGAAATTGATTCAGACTTGATGAATGCAATGTTGGCCAACCCTAACCTCACTCCTATTGGATATACAGACAAGCCGTTTGACTCACAACAGCAGCAACAGCTCGACATGATGGGCGCGCAGCCAGGGGCACCAGGAGCCCCTCCAGGAGCTCCAGGAGGCGCGTTGCCGCCTATGCCAGGACAACCCCTCGGAATGGATGGAATGGTTGGTGCGCCACCGGCAGAAGGAATGACAGCAATGCTGTCTCAGGAAGCTCAAGCCGCACCACTTATCCCAACAGAAGTTGGGCCGGTTCAAGGCCTATCAGCAAACGTAAATGAGTTGACATTTAAGTCATTGAACGAGAAGTTTGATGAATGGGAAACTAAAGCGGAGCAAGATTCTGACCGATGGGTTGAAATAATGGACCGTACCCTGGAGAGAATCTTTGATAGACAAAACCGCGTCGTGCTAGAAAAAGCTTCGGGCGCTAAAGCCAAGAAAAACCTTGAAGTTGGCAAACTGGAAGGTTCGTCAATATTTGATGTTGAAGTATGGAATAAACAGCTTTCAGAGGACCTTAGGCCAGTAATAAAAGCAATTATCGATGACTCATCTAGGCTTGCATCGCAAAAAGCAGGAATGCCTGTGGAGATTGACGAAGACGAGCTCAATGACTATATCGACCAGCAAATATCTAGAGCCCAGCAAGTCAATAACACTACAAAAGAAGAAATTCTGGCAGCAATACTTATAGCGCAGTCCCTTCAAGAAGATGAAGATAAATCAGGAATGTTAAAAGCCGCGCTTGCTGCAATATTTTTAAATCTTCTTGCAAAAAGAAGACGAATGATTGCAGAGCACGAAGCTCAGGCCGCTTACAATGCCGGAACGTTTTTTGCTAGCCGTCTTCTGGGTGCTCCAAGCAAAACATGGGTTACAAGAAAAGACGCAAAAGTACGGCCCGAACATATCTTAATGCAGGGAAATACGGTTGATGTTGGTGAAAATTTTGTTGTTGACGGAGTAAAAATGCGATTCCCCGGAGACCCATCAGCTCCAGCTCATCTGACAATAAACTGCAGATGCAGGCTTAAGTTCGACATACTTTAAGTAAAGTTAAAACACTTTACGTAAAGTGTTCCACTAGTAATGAATTTCATTGTTTATCATTGAAGCGGCGAAAGGTTTTTACATGCCATCTACATTCACTGATATTTCTACGTTTGAAGAAAAAGCTACTGAATTTAAGGCCAACGCTGGGCAGTTTAATGTTGACGAAGCCCTTGGTATTGTTGAGTGTTTTGTAGCAGGTATCGGAAACAAAGACTCAGTTGGTGACGTTTGTCTTCCTGGGGCTTTTACCGGAAGCCTTAAAAGACGTAAACCTCGCGTTGTTTGGGGTCATAACTGGAATGAACCAATTGGAAAAGTTCTTGATGTTTATGAAGTTGGCCCTAACGACCCTCGTCTTCCATCAAAGATGCGTAGCGCCGGCATTGGTGGCCTTTACGCTCGCGTACAGTTCAACCTGAAGTCTGAGCGTGGCAAAGAAGCTTTTCATAGCGTTGTGTTTTTTGGCGAAGAGCAAGAGTGGTCAATTGGATACAAAACTCTTGATGCAGTTTTTGACCCATCGCAGCAAGCCAACCTTCTAAAAGAAGTAGAGCTTTATGAAGTCTCTCCTGTTCTTCATGGTGCCAACCAACTGACCGGAACAATCTCTATAAAGGCTGACAAGCCGCTGAAAGACCCTGATGGAGGCTTGACGGCTGCTGGCAGGGCACACTTTAAGCGCACAGAAGGTGCAAACCTTAAGCCTGGCGTCAAGGGGCCTGCAGACACTCCAGAAAAGATGCGTCGCAAAGGTTCTTTCCTTACTCGGTTCTACTCAAACCCATCTGGCCCGCTTGTGGACGACGATGGTGAGCCAACACGTCTCGCACTTGCTGCAGCGGCATGGGGTGAGCCAGTGCCCAAGAACAGACAAGATGCTGCTGAACTTGCAGCAAAAGGCAGAAGAATGCTTGACAGATACGGAAAATCAAAAAAGAAGTCAGCCAGCAATGACAACTATTCCAATAGCTCTAAAAGTATCTATGACTCACCAGGGGTTGCGTCGAACACAACTATGGGCCGCGTTGCTGAGCTTACTAAAGCGCTATCTGCTCGGTTTAGCGCTCCAGTAAAAATAAGAACTGCGGATAGGGACATGGTTGTTTTTGATGTAAACAACGGTGGACAGTCGGTAACCATGCGCGCAACCTACTACTTCGACGGCGATGAATTTATGTTTGGAGAACCGCACCAGGTAAGAGCAGAAACCGTTTATATTCCAGCAAACTCACCTTCTGGAGATGTAGCTGGACATGCTTTTGGACACGACCATGACGACGACGATGGAGGATATCGCGAAATGATAAGAGGCGTACAGGAAAAACCACACGGCGACTGTGGATGCGGATGTGACGGAGCCGGAACGTGTGGAACATCTCCAAAACCAATGACGTGGGGGATGTTTAAAGAAAGAAACCCTGGTGCGCACCTTTTTATTAGAGCGATGGGCCAGGAAAAGTCAGAAGCTTTTGACATGGTTAATGAAGTCTGTGAATACCACGGCCTTGACGTTAAGGAACTAGACGACGGAATTGCCGTTCCATTTATTGACTCAATATCCGAAGATGGCTACAACGCAATTATGACGATTGCTGAAAACATGTCAGATTCTTTTAATGCAAAAGGTATTGGTGGAAAGCTTCGTAGAATCGGAAGAACTGCCGGCAACATGATGGACAGGTTTGACCCCGATGCCCGAGATGCCGACGGCGACAGAACTATTCAAGAGGGAACAAGGTTTGCTAGACCAGATAAACCAGATGCTCCAAGAATGATGCCAAAAGTTAAGCCAATCCAGGTGCCTCAACCTGAAAAAGTGCCCATTAAGCCCCCTACACCGGCCCCAACACCAACACCTACAAAAGTTCCAGTAGAACCCAAAAAAGAGCCGGCATACGCAAGACTCTCTGGAGCCATGAGTGGAAATAAGCCACGTACTTTTTCCCCTCAAAACATGACACCAGCTCAAAGAAGAAGTCGTGACAGAGATATGGACCAGCTTGTAGAGCGGTTGCAGCCAAGAGAAGGCCGCAGAGGACCAACATCTGAGCCGTACGAAGAAGAGTGGGGAAGACCCTCTGGAGCCATGGGACCTAAACCGAGAGAAGACGGAACATGGTCTGGGCCAGACATGTACGAGTTAGGACCAGACGGAAAACCAAAGCGTAATCCGCAACCAGGCGACTCATGGTCTGGTCGGGACAATTACAGAACGGGAAAAAAACCTAAACCGACAGGAGACGAAACAGTACTTTATGGAGCCATGAGAAGAAGAGCTGGTCTTTCCGGAGCCATGAGCGGGGACAAGCCAGGAAAACGCCCACCTAAACTTCAGAACTGGGAAAAGGCCGCCATTGAACGAATGGTCGAGCGTACAGGCCTTCCTCGGGAGCTATTTGACAGTCTTACCATAACCGAAAGAGTTGGAAATCCGGAAGACGTATCCTCCCAGGCTCGAGACTTCAACTTGTCAAAAGAAAAAATAAAAGGCTTACAAAGTCAATTAGCAAAACTCCGACGCGACTACAAAAATGCGGAAATGGACGACAACCGCATGGGTGGAGACACTGACGGCGGAGGCGGTTTGTCTGGCTCCATGGGGTTTGGTGAAGAGATGGACAGGGTTCTTGAAACCACAGATGGTGATTCAGCATGGGAGGCGTGGGACAGCGCACAAGACAGAGTTAAGGAAAAGCTTGACGATATGAGTCTTTCTGAACTAGAGGACGCATTGGATGAAATGGAAGAAGAATTCGACAAATGGGGAGCCGGCATGCAGGGTGATTGGAATGACACGCTGGCAGACAGGCTGTCATGGGGCGACGAAGAAGGTGTCGTCCAATATCTCATGCGCTGGGAAGACATGAACAAGAGAGAGGCTCAAAAAGAAGCCTCAAGATTGATTGACCTATACGAAGCCGCAAGTCAAAAAGAACAAGCTTTCCAATCAATTATTGGTGATTTAAAATCAAAAATTAAAGAGCTAGAAAAGGACGATGACTATGATTAGGTCTTTTATTTCTGTAAATAAAGAAATCGACATAGACGTAAAGTCTGGTGAGTTTGTTATTAATTCGGGAGTTGAAAAAATTGTAAGATTTTTTCTTGAACCTGAAACCATAGATAATCAAGGTTTAGTGACCTCGAGCCAAATATCTATAAAAACAGCAATGCCACATATGAACGATGTTGTAGACGCAATCTCTTCAGTTATGGAGTATCACGGCATTGAGGGTTACCTTGATGGAAACAGAATCGTCATCGAAGATGCTGAATATTTGGCTGAAGACACCTTGGACGCCTTGGAGACGGCAGTTAAGGGGTTGAACACGTATTTAAAATGACACCGGCCGGTCAGCCATCTGGTCGGCCAACAACAGCTCGAGAAAGCAATAACTACACCCAGAGAAGGTCTTCAATGGGTTATGCTACTTCGAGACCATTAACCAATATTCAACATAAGTATCAGTGCATAGTTACTGGCGAAAAACGCCATCAGCCGTGTTCTGGTTGTACAAATCAAAAAAGCTGTCTACTTAAGACACTCCAACACAAGGAGCCCTAATGCAGGAAAAAGCCATCGTTAAACTAGACTCTGACGGCGAAATCGTTCAGTGCGCCAAAGGCGTAGACACATCTGAGTGCGGCTACACGCCGGGCGCAAAAGCATGCGGCAAGTGTGGAGCTATGGCCATGATGGCCAAAATGGACATGGAAATGGACGACGAAGAAGAAATAGTCGACGAAGAAGAAATGGTGCCGACTAAGAAGAGCCGCAAGATGGCCGCAAACGGAATGCACAGAATGCCGGACGGAAGCATGATGGCAGACGAAGAAATGGACGACGAAGAAGAAGAAAAAATGATGATGTCTATGCGCGGCGGCAATGGCCCAAGAAAACAGCGCATGGACCGCATGAAGGCTATGGATGAAGCTGAAGACATGGTGGACGAAGAGGAAATGCCCGCACTAACACGCCGTACGCCAGCAGCGAGTGGCAAAGAGCCAATGTTCCCAATGAAGAAGAAGCCAATGGCCATGGACGATGAGGAAATGGACGAAGAGGACACAGAAGAGAAAATGGCCCGCAAGAAGGCTCGCATGATGCGTCTTAACTCTATGGGTTTCAAGTCAGCTGACTTGGAAACAGAAGAACTATTTATGTGTCAGTTCGAGCGCAAAGTCTACCCAATAGGTGAATCGGTTTGCGACTCATGTCCTGGTGGCTGCATGCCCGAAGGAAGCATGCCAGGAATTCTTGAAATTGAAGGAATTGCTGAAGACATGTTTAGCGGCAAGATTCTTGACTCCGGTTATTCAGATGATGCCGACCTCTTTATTGTGGACGTCGAAAGAAAAGACGGCAAGCCAATTGAAATCTTCTTTGATGGTGAAACAGCAGAGGTTATGGGATGGCACATGCTTAATGCTGATGTTCTCAACGTTAAGTCCGGCCTCCAAAACCAGAGCCTCATTAGCTTCGCTGAAGCTGCAGAGATTGCCACAAAGAGCGTATTCGGCGACGTCGTTGCGATTGAGCCTGACGTGTTTGAAGGTTTTGATGCATACGCGGTAGAAATCGAAGGATTGGACGGCAAGTCTTACGATGTGTTCGTTTCTCTTGATGGAGAACTTCTTGGGTACGACGAGTACACGCTTGACGAAGCAACTTCAATAGAAGCAGAAGCCGCTGAAATTGCTCTTAAGCGTGCATATTCAGAAGACACACGCAGCGACATGGCTAAGAAAGGTAACGCCCTTTCGGACGGTTCTTACCCAATCGGAGACGAGTCAGACCTTAGAAACGCAATTCAAGCGTATGGTAGAGCAAAAGACAAAGATGCGACCAAGGCTCATATCATGAAGCGCGCCATGGACCTAGGGCTGGAAGAATTAATTCCTGCAAATTGGGTTTCGGCAGCAGACCAAAACAAAGCCAAGATGGAAGAAAAATCAGAAGAAGAATCATTCTTAAATGATTTGCTTGAATTTGAAATACTTACAGCTGAGCACGGAATACAAGGAGAAAAGTAATGAAGCACAAAAATGTAGCACCAACCGGCGTCTTTCAAGATTCTGGAGTTTCAAACAAATCAGATGCAGCAACGGCTGGAATTTTTTCAGACTCAGTTCAGTTAAACAAGGTCGATGTGCCATCAGAAGATAAGCAAGAAAAAGCTGCGCCAAAACCTAAAAAGGTAAAAGCAGAAGTTGAAGCAGACGCTCCTGTAGAGGAAGTTGCCGCCGTTGAAGCCGATAAACCAGCAGTTCAAGCTGAGGCAACAGACGCAACAGGTGATGTTGCCGAGTAATCATACGGCCCGGTGCACTTTGGGCGAATAGAATTGAATGACATCATCATTCATAGATGGAGTGCCAATGGCCAAAGAACGTATTCAGAGAGAAGACGCAAATAGCAAGTTAAGTAAAGCTATTGCCAGCGACTCTTTTCAGCTGCACGGTTTCGGTACTCATCAATTTGTTAAAGCTGAAGAGGATAAAACTTCAGAAAAAAAACCAAAAACTCTCAAGCCTCCAAAAACAGAATTAGAAAAATGGGCCAGGGAATGGAAAGAGGGCGACCCAATCCCCATAATCCCCGTGGGTCACAAGCTTGTTCTCGACGTTTTTCCAGGAGGAAACAAAGGAAAACTATTTCAACCAATTACTGAAAGAAATAGAAGCATCAATGAAATTGGGCTAATTGAAAGTAAAGCTGTTCTTGGTCAAACGCTTAACGGAATGCCTGGTGTATCCAAGCTAATAGCGATGGTTGCTAAAAGAAGAGGCATACCAGTAGACGACCAAGGAAAATTGCGTTGTCCTGCCGGAACCCCGGCAGCAAACCAGTTTACTGACTTACAAATGTCGAACTGTCTGGTTCCATCGGCTCGAACGGTTGCAAGCAATGCCGTTCAAACTGCCGCTGGAGCAGCAAGCAGGGCCCTTAGCGGCTCTATGGCTGCAAGAACTCACGTTCCAGACGGCGACAGAGATGACGTAACCGTACAGACACAAGCACCCATAGGTTCTTCTAACGCGACCTCAACAGTACAGAGAACAATTAAGTTATATGGTGCAGCCGAAGCGGCAAGAAGATTTTTGTCTTTCAAAATAAGACATGCTTACCAAAAGAAAATTGTTAGTCAGTATTTCGGCAACGTAAGAGATGTTCAAAACGCACGAAAAGCGTTACTCAAAGCTTATCCAAACATGGACGAAGCAAGCATTAAAAAGTTTCTTGAAGACTATGGAGACCTAACGGGAAAAGACCTTCTTGATTACATTGATTCTCGTGAAGAATTTATTACTTCGTTGCTTTATGAGTCTTTAAAAAACCCAGAAGCCGCAAAGGCACAAATAGCATGGATTTGGAGTGACCAAATTGGAGAAACTGGCAACGCTGGTTTTGCTATTGATGTCACGGCTGAGAAAAGCCAACCGTTTGTAAAATTTAGCTACAACCCTCGTCTATGGATAGAAAACAAAAAAGACTATGATGAAAATCCAGACAAATACAGAGACTGGCTTGGGATGGGGTATGGCAACAACCCGGACGAAATTCATTCAGCAAGAGAATATGGCGCATACGTTGGGGGCCACGAGTTTGGCCACTTAGCAGACTTTCATGCGCGTTTTAAAAGAGCGGGCCTTAATGTGGACGATACTTCCGATACTGACCTGACTAATGTTTGGGCCGAAGTTAAAGCTAAAGAAAATGTTTTAGGAAAAACAGTTGACCAACTCAAAGATGACGGAGACATAACTCTTGAACAGAAAGCTGTTTACGATGCTTATGAGACATTTATTCAAGAACATCAAAACGCACAAACACCAGCAGACGTAGATAAAGCAACTAAAAATCTTTATGACAAAATCCACGACATGCTTGCTACGTCGTCCGGCTTGCCGCCCAATTTAAATGACATTATTCGAGACCTTGTTGGTTCTGGGTATGCAAATGCTGACCCAGATGACAACATAGAAACACATGCTGAAGCATACAAAGTTTTTTCATCTATCCCAGAAATCATCCAACAACGAATTGACAAATTAAATAGCCAACGTGCCGCCAATGACCAGATACCGCCAGTAAATAAATTGTCAGAAATGATGTTCGGTGTTGACATAACTGGAATTCAGCCACCAGATACTGGTCAAGCACCAAAGCCTGGAGTAATAAGAAGAATTTCACGAGCGGCGCGAGCAGCAAAAGACCCCAACGCTCCAGACGATGAAGACACAAGCCTCGACAAAATAACAACCAACGTGGTCGACGATTTTGTGCAAAATACACAAGAAAATTTACAAAGGGCAGCGGAACTAAGAAAAGACAGAATACGTAAAAGTACCCTTGATAGACTTTTTATGCATTATTCTCCAGAAGAAATTGATGCGGTTATTACTGCAATACCTCAGTCACAGCAGGGCAATAATCAATACATAGCTTCTCTTTTAAAAGTTCCAGAAGTAATAAAAAAACTGCGAACCCCAAATGGGCAAATGCATAGTGAAGAACAAAAGTGGCGTCAGCTAGCAGCGCTCGCCATTAATAATGACTGGCTTGATTTCACGGCAATAACAGACGCACATACTCTTCGCGGCGGCAAGGGTCCGCTCAGAACGATTCTTGCAAACACACGCGAACAGAGAAGATTAATCAACGTTACACGAACTCAGCGCGCGGCCAGAAGACAGGCTTCAGCAACTGCTCGTAAATTATCTGGCTCAATGAGCGCTGGAACAGAGCGTTCTGTTCAAAAAAATACAGAGATTATCGAAGAGGTTCAGAACTCGACAGATTTTTACAATCCACAACGTCTTACAACGGACTTGACTGACGTCGTACAGCGTCAAGTTACGCCGGAATCTGTTGCTGTTATGCGTCAGAGCATAAACAACATGCCTGTCCTTAGCGAAGAAAAACGTTCACAACTTAAGGCTATGGTCGAGAAAAATGGAGTATCTAAAGTCCGTTCCGACATGGTTGCTCTTGGTGCGATTTTTGACCCAGACCGTGTAAGACAGGAGCTGAGTGCACACGACGGCATCATGTTGCACAATCCATACTACGGACCAGGCCTGCCACTGGCAATCGAAAGAGAACTAGCACTAGCTTCAGGTGATACAGAAAAAGTTAAAAAAATTGATGCTTTTATTAACTACCTAAACACTGCTACTGAATCAGAAATGATTGATGACCTTACAAAAGCAGCTAACGATTTCGGCGACAGTTTTGACAGAAGAATATCTGTTTTCATAAAGGAACCCCAGAAGTTTATAGATAGTGGTATTTACTACACCCAATTTGATATTGATGCCAGAAGAGAAGCAGGAATATTTAGCGCGACTGGCGGAGGTGGAGACGTTAGGGGGGTGCGTCGGAACGCGGAGTCTATGTATGGCATACCACCAGAACTGGAAGACAGACTAAGACCGGCGTCTGGAGTTATTCAACAATCTGGTCTTGGAAAAAATCGGCGCAAAAACCTAAGGTCGATATATGGTGAAGAAGTTGAAATTACAGAGGATTACACAATTGGTCGTGAAGTAGATGGCTCTTCAAATGTCGGCCGTATGTACGGTAGGTCTAAGAGAGGCGATAGTGCCGGCGGGCAAATAATACTTAAGCCTCACGTAGCTGAACGAGCCAGATTTACTGCCGCAGATTCGTTGTCCTCTTTTGGTGCCGGTGGAGTAGAGATGGCTTCATCCGAGAGCCTTAGATATGGCGCTTCGGCTATTGGTTTTGCAAAGGGCGACCCGTTAACCGGTCTTCTGTATCATTCGTTGGTTGACGATGGACTTTCCCTTCTTAGTCCTGCTGGCGGTTCAGGAACTAGCGGATACAACGAAGCACTTATTCCTGGTTCATTTTCAATGGACGACGTACAAGCAATAGTTGTAAACGCTAGTCATTTTGGGCGTGAAAACAGAGCTATTGGAGCGCGGGTTGGAAACAACGATTCAATGATTGTTGGAATCATGAGCTCCGACACAACACTCGACGCAGTAGCTTTTTCTAATTTTGTTATTGCGCGACAGGAGTTATTAGAAAAGCATGGAACCACTTTAGTACTTGATTCTGTTCGCGCTGGCGGCGTCGATTCCGTCGAACTGTTTAACCCGCAAATGACTCGAACATTTGTAAAAGACGTCATGCCGAGTTCTTTTCCGAATATAAAAGACGAAGACATTAACCCTGATTCAACGGTCGCCGACATGATTCTTTTAAATCACCTACGTGACCTTCAAGATGGCAAAACGTCAAATATGTCTTTTTCTAAACAAATTGAAGAAGAACTTATCAAAGCAGAGCAAGACAAAAACGTAGACAAGTTTAAGGAAGTGCTAGAACAGGGAAGGCTAGAAGCAATACAGGCCGTTACTGAAGCAATTAACAGCCAAAGGAGAGAAACGACAACCCCCAATACAGGAAGGACTAGAGGACTCAGTGGCTCTATGTCTACCGGACAAAGCATAAAGACCGGCAAAGTATCACGTAACCCCGAAGACGTAGTGCGCAGTAAACCCTATTCACCGATTGACAAGCTGGAAATTGAAACACTTGGCGAGCCGATTGAAGGATTAAAGAGCGTTGATACATTCCCCGTATACACGGTAGGTTCAGAAAAACTTGCTTTTGGTTCTGTTCAATTTGGTAATCAAGTTATTGAGCTTGACGCAGACGTTAAGATTTTGCCACTAAACCCCTACATAATAAGCAACTCGTCATCGGATAGCGATGAAGGCCGCAATATTGCGATGACTTGGTGGGATGCAACAATTGGTGCAATGCTTGAAGACAAAGACAATAGCGGGTACGCCTCTGCCCTTCTTTATTCGTCTTCTCGCGGCGATAAAGATGCCGAAAAAGAACTACAACGTCTTGCGGCTGTAGGTAAAGCTCACAGGACAAGTAAAAAAGACAAATATGTAGCAAAAATTGAAGAATCTATGGGTGACATCGATTGGATTAGTAAAGGCGACGAGAACACGCTGTTCTATGGCATAAACGAAAATTATGAATACACACCAACAGTAATTGACACTCGAGACTTGTTTGCAGTTCATCAAACAAGCTACAAGCCGACAATCGACGAAAATGGCAATTTAATACTAAGGCCAACTGAGGACTTTGGAGACAATAGAAAGGATGATGGAACCGGACCAATGCGATACCACCGTGGAAGTATTCACTTTTCTCTTAATCACCTTGTTCAGGGTCACATGGATAGACAGAGCCCAACAGGTGAGTCATATGCAATCATTACCGGCATCAACTCAATTTTAGAAAATAACCCAGATTCGCTTGACAATCTTTTTGGAGTTGACACTGTGATGACGCCAAAGCCCGGAGAAGGGTTGGTAATGCCGCGAGGAACGTATCGGATTGTGCGTCTCCCAAGTGCGGCCGATATGGGAATTGAAAAATGGATGCCAGAATCGGGAAATATTGCTCGTCTAACAGACGAGGAAAGAATCCGCGACATGAATGAAGCAATACAATTTCAAGCAGCCCAAAAACAGGTCATTGACGAAATGCTTGACGAAATGGGCAAAGAAACCTACGGCCCAGATTACAAACCAAAAAAATTTCCAGGAGGCATGCACGGAACTTCATACGCAGTAGATTCCCGCATTGAATATCTTGCATCTTTGCTGGGGGTTAAGTCCACTGCGCACCATAATCTCCCAATTTGGAAATATGAACAACTAAGTTATTTAGATGAACCTTTGATGCGAAACATTAGCCGGATTGAAAATACCTGGGATATGAGTATTAATGCCATGCTTAGACTCATGAACAGCGACAGATTGACAACAGCAAAGTCTGAAAAACAACAAGTCGAACAACGCCGCCCTAATTCTAATTTTTTGCCCACCCCTTCTCCTTAAGAGGTTATATATGAAAAACAAAATATTGGGACAAAGTTTCCTACAACAACACAAAATAAACGCAAAAGCGCTAGGTCGAAAAATTAGAGACACTTCAGCTCGCTTTGACCCTAATGCAGTAGACGGCGACAACGACGGAAAAGTTCAAGATAGCACTCGTTTCGAAAGACCAGCGCTAGAACGTGCAGCAGCAAAAATCACTCGCGGAATTTCGGGCAGCATGTCCCAGAACATGAATACAGCAACTCCGGCCGCTACAAACTCGCCAGACATTAAAGAGTTTGATGGTATGGATTATGATTCAATTGTAAAAATATATGAAAAAATAATGTCCGACATGCGTGCCAAGTATGGAGATTTAAATACCGTAGACGACGCTCTTCAGGCCTTAAAAAAGGTTTTTAATAAAGTTAGCTTGCGTCATTTTGGACAAGAGCAAAATTACACAGACCAACAAGGACGCTCAAATCTTTCAGACACACTTTCCCCTTCAGAGCAGGGTGCAATTTACGCAATACTTCACACATTGCAAGATGTTCCGCATTTAAAAAAACGCCGTGCTTTTATAGAAATGGAATTAGATAATGGAAGTTTTTCCGCAAGCGGCTCAACATCTGTTATGCCAAGAATAGATTTAAAAGATGGTACACAAAAGTATCCAGAGTTTGGATTAACTATTCGCGTTCCAGCAAATATAAACGCATTGGCTCAATCTCTTTTGTCCGAAGAATCTGCTAATTTTTTTGACGGAGTTGGACTCCAGGTTTCAAAACAAATACTAAAAAAAGCAAGTGAAGCTCCGGATGATGAAACGCAACGGCAGTTATATGCGGGCGCAATAGTAATGATGTCTATGGTTGTTTCTACACATGAATCTATTCATGCATTAGTAATGCCGGGGATGGCAGAAGAAATAATCGCAAAACTCAGAAAACGTTTTCCCAATGCAGCGGGTGATGCTGACCTTTTAGAGCAGTTAGAACAAGACAACTACGGCCCAGATGAGTTATTTAAAGTAGCAAATATGCGCGATATTATCGACGACTTAGAAGATAATGTTATTGGAAATCTTATTAGGTCTTCAATAGTTTACAAGATATTAGGCCCTGAAAAATTTCTTGAAGGAATTAAAAATCAGACAGCGGCTATAGAAGACGTTAGAGACTCCTTCGTTGATGAAAAATCACAAGTTCAAGACCTTGTAGATAATAACTCAATCCCACTGCTGCAGGGAATGGCAATACTTTTACAGATGGACCAACAAATAGACGAATTAAATGAAAAGATTACAGAAGCCACAAAACAGGTAAATGATTTAGAATCAAATATCAATGCTGGAACACCGGAGCAATCAGAAATAGCAACTTTAAGCAAGTTTGTTTACGATGATGGTTTAAATTACTTTTATGACATATTCCCACCCGGACACCCCGGTCACGGCAAAGATGTTGTTATGACGGTAGACGAGATGGGAAATGAAGTTCCGTTTATGGATGGCGACGGCGACCTAATTAAAGACAGACAAGCTTCGCCTGAAACAATGGAATCGTTACTCCTGGCATTCATGGATTCACAAGATTTATCTGACTATTTAGACAATAATAACGTTGCCCTTAATTCCGCATCTGTTGCGCTTTTTACACCAGGATATTCAACCGTGGACGCAAATGGAAATAAAAGGTTTGACGTATCTCAGACCATAAATGCCCTAGACCAAAACACTATGGATACATGGATGAGACTCCAAAGACAGGCTTTATTTTTTGCCAAAACGACAGACATGTGGCCAGATTTTATTTCTGACAGCACCAAATGGAAGCTCCTTAATTGGATGAGGCAGGTTTCGGCCTACGGTTCCGCCCCCCATCAGGGTTACAGAAACGGCTTGACTTTTGCGTCAAAAAACTCCATAAGTAGCGCTGAGATATACCCAGAGCTTATATCTTCTCTGATATTTGGGAGCGGAGCGGCAAATATTCCAATGCCGGCGGATGTACGCAGTGCAGTAGTGGATATACTAAACTGGATTTACGGCGGAAACGGGTGGAAATCGCTTATGCCGCCCATATCCCTGGAAGCACTTGGTGTGTAATGGCCACTAATAAAATAAAACCCACAAAATTATTTCCCTTTAAAACCTCAAAAAAAACTTCACCGCTATCCGGTGGAGAAAGTTCACCATCCACTGCGCAGGTCGACAAAGATGGAACTTTTACAATAACTGACGATTTTTTTGGAAAATTTCAGACTTTTAAAGAAGCCCTTAATAGCAATTTGCAATTTTCAGATATAGACGCCTATAAAAAAAACTTGCTTAAATTTTTAAAATCAGACCCGACTTTAATGCCAAGCTTTGAGAAAAAAGATAAGGGGAAAAAAAATGGAAAATAATGACTCCCTTATACCGCGAGGCGCAAAAATTATCCAGGTGAAGGCACCTACCCCCATAGACGCAATACCACAAGAAAGACTAACTGGCGACGTTATGCGCGGTTACGGTCCAAGACGTGGAAATCTAGAAAGACTTCTTAGATACTGGCGTCCCATAATGCGTAAACCCGGAGGTTTCAGGCGCTGCCGAGTAATCCTGGCCGACCATCCAGAGCTATACCCACTAAACAATATTTGCGCATGGCTTCATCATGAGACTACTGGTTTGTGGCCTAACGAAGGTTGCCACCACCCCAACATGAAAAACTGCAAGAAAAAAATTAGAGGCGTTACACGTGGCTCAATATGGAACGATAACGAGTTTGATGACAGAATCAGAAAACTCACATCCCGCGCCGGAGGCAAAAGTCTTAAATACTCAGGGATTGACGGCGGTGACGAGCCATTTAGCCCTGTTGTAACAAACGAGGATTTTGAACACGCCTATAAGGTTCTAAGCGATTTTATGGAAATGGAACCAGAATGGGCCAAGTACATTAGCGACGATGCCAACTGGGAACATGTCGGAGACAGCGGTGACGATTCTGACATCATGCATGAAAGAACGTCAAAGCCAGGTTGCTCATGTGGGATGTGCTTTTAAATGGAAGATTCCCTAGTTTCTGGAGCAATGGCCTACAGGGTCATACGTTACAAGACTGCGAGTCTTGCCTTGACTAGACCTCCTATTTTTCACGGCCCAATCGAAGGTAAAAATAAGTCGGTTCTTATTAATTTTAAAGCCCGCGCTCAAAGGCAAGGTGGGAGAAATAGGTTCGATTACAAAGCCGGAATTTCTGGTTCAGATAGTAGATTTCTACAGGGAGTACAGGGTGCAGTATCTGCAGTAATTCCGGGAAACGCATCTTCGTGGAGGAGCCCAGTAAGGTCTCGTTTGTTTTCGTCTCTTACTCCTGGTGGTGGGAATATCCCCGGTGTTGGAAAACCCGGAGACGGAAGCCGTGGATACAGGTGTCCTGAGGGATATCAGTATGGTGGACGTTTTACCGACAGTCGACTTTCTACCTGCGGACAAAAGCTATTCGAGGTAGCGGCGGCGCTAGCCGAAAGCATTGGACAGCTTGCTAACCAAGCCCAGCGTGCTGTTTTGTCTGCAAACGTCTCGGCTCAAAACGTTAGATTTCCAAACGCTCCTGGGCAAGTAATAACCACGCGCGCACCTCAAATACCACGAGTTGGAGCAGATAATCCGAACAGCTACCTGTCTTCGTCGAACAAGGTCGTAGCCGAGATGGTGTCTTTTGCCAAGCCAGCCCGTCGACTTGTAAGACGAGATGGTTTTTCCCTTTCTCCAGTTGTTAGCTCGGCAGTTCTTCGCACCGTTCCGGACAACAGAGACATGGAAAACGCTAACTACATACAGTTTGTTGACAGTGCCTCACTAATTGGAACAGATGATGAAATAGGCCTCCTTTCAAATACTGGAGTTCGTAAACTGACTTATGTACTTCCTGGTGGTTCTGTTATTTCTATTGAAAAATCAAGAACCCTCACTGTAGGAGAGCGCAGAAAACTCGGCAGAACGATTAGAACCCTCAGTTCTCAAAGGAGCGCTTCTGACCCCAGCGCTCACCTAAAGGCCCTAGCTGCCGAAATGGGCAGCGGAATTGCATATAGGGAATCTTTCAAAACAGAAAACGCCAACGACATTATTGATGCCGTTATTCCCGGCACTTCAAACGTACGTCAGGTGAGAAGATGGTATTACGAAGCGTTTTTAAGAACAGCAAAAGGAAAGAAGCCGGACCGCGTCGAAGTGGATTCGATAGCTACTGACGGCAAGGCAATAGAAGAAAAAATAACAAACCTTCAAAATGCAATACGCCACCTAAACAGTAATGGCGATATTTCAAAAATTGACTCCCAGATAATTGCTGAAGCAGTTCGTCGTAGCCGGATATACAAAAAAAGAATGCTTAAAAACGGAATTGCCGCGTATGACAAAGCCGATGGACAGACACTTCTGGATATACCGGCATCGTCTAACTACGAACACATTGGCGCTGCTGTAGCTAACGATGTTCAAAAATATCTTGGGCTACTAGCACCAAAAGTATTTGTTTCCGGTTCTGGAGTTCGCCGGCCTTATCTGTTACAAGAATCAGTAGACGTAGCAAAAAGAGCAAAAATAAACAGAGAAAGCTCTTCTGACTTAAACAATTACGAAGACATGTTACGTATTGCTGTAAGCGATTTTATAACAGACACCAGAGACAGGGATTTATCTACAATAGTTTCAATAGACGCGAACGGTGGAAATAGAACAATCGCATCAATAAACAGAAATGCAGCACTTGCCGGAATTGGTCTTTCGGCTGAAGAGCGACGCAGAATGCTAAAAGCTAACGATTTCTACTCTGAAGAATATCTAGCATCTATGCGCGCTAATTTTGCTAAGCGTTCAGAAGCCCAAAGACGAATAGCGCTAAAGCTATTTGATGCAATGTTAACAAGATTAAGGCAGTATGATGTATCAGAGATGGCATCGCGGCTGGCGCTTGACGGCTTGTATTCACAGGCCGAAAAAACGCATATTAATTTGGTAAAAAAACTTATTGAAACCAGAATTAATATCTTGTCTAACAGCAAAAAATCATTTCTCAATATTATTGGACTAGAAGTATGAAGCAAATATCTTTTCTAAAAGACGTTTTGAATGATTCTGTATTTGCCGTTCTAGTAAGCGACAAGAATAGCGTAAGAGCTTTTGGCGCAAGCCCTACTGGCGCTGCATGGGCAAAGCAGTGCAATTCAAGAAAAATGTCGCTCAATGACATTAAAAACTCGATAGATGTAATGCTCTACGCTTCCAAGCCAAAGCCCTTTACAGAAGACGAAGCTGGCTCACTATCTGGCGAATTTTCAGATGACGTAATTATTCAAATACGTAAAATGCTGAACGAAGAAACAAAATCTTTAAAACTAAACATTAAATCTGACCCGGCCGGAGAGCAGAAAATCCCAGAACCGGACAGTTTTGATTCTGACGATGAAGACATGCGTATGTCTGTGTCGGATATGCCAATTAGCTTTATAGATGTTGAATTTAAAAGAAATGCAATTACATATAAAGCTAAAGCATTTTCTTTAGACATGCAGATTGCCAGCATGAGACTTGAGGCAAAAGGCGCTAGAGCTATCTTTGACCCCTCTGCGCGAGGCGGAGTAGGCTCATGGCGTTGTCCGCCAGAAACACCGTACGGTGGCCAATTCACTAACAGGTTTGGCCGTGGCTGCACTTGGGGTGTTTCGCGCCGAATTGGTCGTGGGTTTACAGCTTTTGCTGGTCAAGAATTGGGCGCAATTCGCAGGATGGGTGAGTCCCTGGAAGCACGCGGAGACAGAACACTTCAGCGTGCGGGTGAAAGGTCGAACAGAAGACTGGACAGAAGAGCCAACCGTGCTGCAAAAGCACCCGCAAGAGAAAGAGTCGCTGAAAGAATAGCAACAGCTCTTGAGTCTGCTGCTGGCGGAATAAGAGCCCGCGGCAATACTTCAACATCCAGAAGAGCAGCAAGAAGAACAGCTCAGCCAACGACAAAACCTCCCAAGACTCCCAAAGCACCAACAATCAAACAAACACAAGAAGAAAAATTCTTAGAATCTCTTAAAAAAAGAAATCGAAAACTTCCTTTGGAAGATGCTGAATATTTGTACAACGTTGCTGACCCCAGAAACGGATGGCTTGTAAGGTCTGGTCAAACAGACCAAGAGTGGCTAGAAACCATTGATGATATTGTTGCCGGAAATCCGGATGGGAACTGGGTTGCGATACCCGAAGAACAATTGTCTTATATATCTGATTTGTCCACCGGAAAAATAGATGCGACAACGGATGGTCCAAGCACTAGGGATTTTAGAAAAAGAATTAATGCTTATAGAAAACAAGATAAAGCGCAAAACAAAAAATCAAAACGAACAAACGTTGGAAAATCCCCTCAAAAACCACCTCTTGCCCAGCGTCTTGCAGACAGAGCGGCCGCAAAAGCAACCGCTGTAAGAGACAAAAAAACAACAAGAAAAAAGCGAGGCAGAAAACCACGCTCTACCGATTCGCGTAAAGAAAGAGCAGCAAGACTCTTGTCAAGAGTTGCACAAGATGTTGCTACCGGAACTAAAAAACCAAAACAGTCTTCTAAAAAAGTACGTAAGCCCAAATCTAGTAATAGAGCCAAGCGCCGCGATGTGGCAATGGCCAATACAAATACAGCTAAGTTTTTTGCTAAAACAGGTACATCAAAATTAATGCCCGACATGAGCACCCTGACGCAGCAACAACAGGATGACGTTCGTGCTGCAGTAAAACAAGCCTACGACCAAGCATACGACATTCAAGAAAAACGCGTCCTTGACTACATTGAACGTCGCAAGCGCTTTAAAAGAAACAACGCACAACCTCGCACATTTAAATCCAAGCCCGGAAGTATCGACCTTGATGAAGTTATTGAAGCAACTCAAAAGTCTGGAATTATTGACGGATGGGTCCAAGGGCAATGGAACAACGATGCTCACAACTTCCAAGTTCTTGCCGAAATTATCAATAACGACGACTACAGTCTCGTTGATGAACTAAAACCATCTAAGCGTGATGCAATACTGCAGGCAGCTGGAGTTGTTCCACCGCCAAAGCGTTCACGTAAAAAGAAAACACCTCCTGCATCACCTCCTGCTGCACCACCGGCACCTGCTGCCCCTCCGGCCCCCGTCGCTCCGCCTACTCCACCTACTCCACCTACTCCACCTACTCCGCCTACTCCGGCGACACCACCTTCTCCGCCGGTAAAGCCGCCAGTAAAATTGCCTCCGAAACCGCCAGCAGCAGCAAGCGTGGATGCCGTTACACTTGACGACGTAACACCAGTCGACCAAAGAGATATGTCGATTGAAGGCGTAGAACCAGCCGGAACAATGTGGCGAGGGGTTGATGTTTCTGGATTCGTGCGCGTAACACGTGGAAAAAGAGAGCCACAGTTTAGAGACCCTGCAACGAACCGTTTTATAGATTTGTCGAAAGCAATTAAGTTTGAGGGCACCACGGACGCAGTCGACTTTAAAGACTACCCAAAAGTAAGCAAAGGTCCAGAAGTTATTGCTTATCCTAAAAAACGAGCATCTTTTAATGGCAAAAACCAAGACAGAGAAATATTTCCAGGTGTTTCAGATAAAGCTTTTGAATCATGGGATGAAGTTATTCGCATGTGGGATGGAAACACCGCAATGCACAAAGAAAGTATCCATGGATTTAAATTATTACGAGACGTTTTAATAGGTGTCAATTCTGATTTTGACCCAGAATCAGGACAACCTCTTGTAGGCGCGGAGAGGTTTGTTCTAAAAGATTTAATTACCAGGTTTGTGTCGAGAGCTTTTGACAGCACTTGGCAAATGCAAAGAGACGTGGACGACATTCCAATATTAGTTTCTGACCCTATAAAAGCACAACTTCAAGCTGCACTAGCACTTGTTAGTCCAACACCTGGTCAATCGGGTGCGCCAAGTTATGCAGACTTAAATCTTCCAGAATGGTTTTTACGCGTTCCCGCACCGTCAAATCCGTGGGACCAAATAAACACGGCCTCTAGCTACCAGCAAAATTGGCTTACTGGCAGCAATTCGAGACAAACTTCATTACAAGCTCACAACCAAATAACTTCATACCTTATGACCGGAAGGCCAACTGATTTTCTTCAAGCGTTTGACACGGCGGCGACCTTGCTTAAATCTCTTCAAACAGACATGGACAATCAACTTCGTTCATGGAGAGCGGGAAATAAGTCAGCAGTAATTCCGCGTAGAATAGCTCAGCTTGGATTTGAGATAAAATCACTTGAAGAATTTATACAAGAATACTTTGGAGACGATACAACTATTGCCAAAATTTTAGAGACTCGAGCACGTACCGAGTATGGCGATGGTATACGCGCTTCCAACAAAGCCCGCGAGCGCGCTGAGCGAATAGCTTCTGGAGAACTAAGAGTTGGTGGAAAACTAACACCAGAAAGCCTTGCACCAAAACCGGGAATTGTTAGAAGCAGCCAAGAACTAGAGAAATTATTGCTTCAACACAAAACCCCTCCGCTTATTGAAAATGCCAGCTCAACCAAGCCTGACGCTGCCATAACTCCCCTTACTCAAGACGAAGTAGACTTTTACGACCAGGTTCAAAACGCTTTCTTAACAAAAATACTGCCTAATGGCCAGACCGTTGAAGAGTACGGAGCTTCTGGCTCGACGTCAGATTCAAGCATTGCGGAACTTCACATGAGTCTTGAATTAAACGGATACAACGACGCCCCTCTTCAGTTGTCTGATGAAGAGTTTGAAAACGCGCTTAAAGAAAAAGACGATGAAGGAAATCCGCGCTGGCACTTCATGTCTAGATTCTTAAACACAAATGACAAAAGAAAAGACTTAACTCCTGACATGATGGTCGAAGAGTACAGGCAAGCCGAAAGATGGCCAATAGGAGGAGGCGGTCAGGCCGGAGGACGTGGAGACAACTTCCAGGGCGGAAGTGGACTTACATATTATGGACCTGCCGGCATTGGTGCACTCGTGTCATCAAAAGCAAGAGTTGCAAACCGACAGTGGCTTGACGATATTTCGGACATGATTAAAGACGTGCTCCGAGATGCGTCGAGCAGGAGGCATGTAGAAATATCTCCATCGATAATGAGCATCGGAACGAGAGTAGACGACGATGAACTTATGGAACTGATTGACAATCTAAAAATAGCAATGCTTACAAACAATAGTTATAGTTCATTTGGTGGGCTTGCAGCCGGCGACCCGCGATATGACGAAGCAATGTCAATAGCATCTATGGCTATAGAACACTGGTTGCAGATTGAGTTGTCAAAAATTTCTGTCCCTGAAGGCGGATTAAGTGAAGATGACGAAGAATGGAACGCCAGACTTCTAAGAATGCAGCAAGGCATATTTAATATGGACGAAGCTCAAGTTGCTATCTATGCTGGATATGACGGATATTTTACAAACCGCCAGTCGTGGATGATAAGCAAAGATTACAAAAATGAAGACTGGTACAAGCATACAGATAAAAATATGGAGACCGAGCAAATTATGTGGCTGAATCGCACGGCTCTAGCTGTGCTCCATCGCACAATGTCCCACGCCGACGCAGCTAGGTTTAGTAGAGCTTAGTAGATAGGATTAATTAACATGAGCACCGAACAAGAAGAACTCGAACAACACGGTATTGAACTAGAGATGCTGGATGCGCGCTACAGGATGTATTTAGAGTATAAAGAAATGCTCAAGTATCTTAACTATCCTCCCCTGACTCTAAAGTCAAATTTAAAAAAATTTAGAAATGACATTCTTAAATCTCATGAATTAATAAATGAAAAAAAAGATTATGACGAATCTTTGTTTGGCCGCATTAAAACAAAATGGTCAAAACACTTAAAAGAAGCAGAAAAATTTTCAGACAATTGGACATCTTCGTCGCGTTCTGCAGCTGAAGCTTATGTGAAAAAAAATCCTTCTGTTTCATTGTCTGACTTTGACGAGAGGTCAATTAGGTAATTTGTGAGCACGCGCAAGGAAGCACTGAAGATTGCATCTTTTATCGGATGTACTGGTGTTCATCAAGACAAAGATGGAGACTGGATGCCATGTTCGTCCATGGACGTCCTGCGCCGTATATCTTCCGAAGCTGAACCAACAAAAAAAGCTGCATTTAACGAGATGGAAGTTACGCAACGTATGTCTGGCAGTAAAAAAACAAAAAGAAAGATACGCGGCCGTGGGTACGAAAAACTGCGTGAGCGTGGCGTTGCGGGTATATCCACAATGCCCGACGGTTCACTCACGTCAATGACGCCAGGTTCTCCAGGAGCTCTGTTATAAATGGCTATTAGAAATAGATTAAACAGAAGAATTGGTGGAAGATTTGACCGCTTTGACCCTGACGCCATAGACGCCGACGGTGACGGTCGCGTTCAGGATGCAACAGCATTTGAAAGACCTGACGTATTAAAAAATAGACTTCCGCAGCGGTCCCCTGTTCAGAAACTTTCTGGCTCAATGGGTGGAGAGGGCGGCATGTGGAGCATTAAAGAGCTTCAGGAATTGGCCAAAGAACAAGGATGGACAATCAGAAGAGGTAAGAACAATCACCCACAGTTCATTAGGCCCGACGGACGTATATGGTCAACTGCGTCAACACCAAGTGACCCACGTTCATATTTAAATTTTATTTCAGACCTAAGAAAAGCTGGTCTTGTAATACCGCGCAAAAGAGCAAAACCCAAACAATCTTCGTTTTCTTTAGAACAAACAAAACCTACACTTCGCCCAGAAGACAAGGCAACTGCGCTACGTCTTGTTGCAGCAAAACAAAAACCAGGAACCAAGCTAACGCTTGACCAACTCGCTGAAACGCTAGAGATAGATGATGACGACTTAAAAAATGAACTTCGCAATATAGTTAACGAAACATTTAAAGACTACTTTCCGTCTCCTGCTCCTCAAGAGCCAAAACCAGAAGAACCAAAATTAACAAATAGAGAAAAACGGAGAAGAGGACTAAGGGGGGACATTGGTCCTGGAGATTCCGCAGATAAAACCACACGTGAAAAACACATTGATATCGTAGGAAAAAATTTAGTAGAAGAAGCTGAAGCGGCCGGAGTGAGCCTTGACGCAATACTTGACGATTCAGACATGGACAACGATGTTTCCTGGTCATCCAATAGCTGGTCTTTTGCTAAAAAAGAAAAACAGCAAGCAGCCGATGCCATAATTGTTCGCACTAATGAAAATGGTGAAAAAGAAGTTTTAATGATTCGTCGCAAGACAGCGCCGTTCACTGAAGGTTTTACTCTTCCCGGTGGACTACATGACGAGGGGGAAACACTAGAACAAACAGCGGACCGGGAGATGGAAGAAGAAGTTGGTATTTCCGCATCACAAGCGCTTTCAAAACGTTACATAGGCGAAATAGAGGCGAGAGACTGGGACCCTAGATTTGTTGAGGGCGTACGTGTTGGGGGTGCCCGTTATGACGTTCCGGCAGATACGGAAGCTGTTGCCGCGTCAGATGCAAAAGCTGCTGAGTGGATTCCAGTTAAAGACCTAGCTGCCGGAAAGCACAGAATTGGTTTTGGTCATGCCGGCTGGTTGGCTTTGGCTTTTGAGGATGATATGGAAATGTCTAGAAAGTTGGATATTTTATCCCGCGCATCTCGCCATCGCAATCAAAGAATAATCAGAGAAGTAAACAAAAAACGTAAAGAAGCAGGCGAAAAACTTTTCACAAGATTAGGTAGCCCAAATAAACAATACATACCTGAAGGCTCTGGGCCTCTTGGCGTAAGAAAAGTTAGCAACCTCGCTGCCGACTTGGCTAAAGTTGTAACGAGAAACCCTGGATTCTTTGATAAAAAAACAGAAGATATGTTTATTTACAGAGCAACACACAGCTCCGCTGAGTCAGCTGAAAAATTTGGCATGACAGAAAATGAATTCGACGAAAAATTGCTTACAGCTACAAGAGCTATAGAGCAAAAAATACGTGCAGACATGGCTAAAAAAATTGAAGAGAGCGGCCGCAAGAAGGCGGACGAACAAAGAAAAAGTCCTGGGTTAAGTGGCTCAATGAGAGCGGACAGAAGAACCGTTCAGGCTTTGCCTCTTTCTGAATTAATTGCAAAAGTTTCGAAAGAATTCGAACTTAACGAAAGCCAAGCTGGAGCAGTAGAAAGCGCAACCGGGAAAATAGCAAACGGTTTTGTAACTGGTGATATTTACAACATGCCGCTTCGTCCAGAGATTGACAGCATGCGAAGAGAGCTTTTGGATTCAATCAGAATTTCAACAGCCTCTGGCGGTTTGCCAATAATAATTGCAGAGCCTCATCCGCTGATTAATCCGCTTTTGGCTAGACAGCGAGACTGGGCTGATGTTGAACTACCGCCGATAGCAGCAGTTGAGGAACTTTGGAAAAAAATTGCAGAGTATTATACCGGCAGGTATTCAGCACATGATGAAGTTGACGTTGACACTGGTGGGCCCTGGCTTTATCAGAAATATCTAGATGACCTAATTAAAGGGTTTATAGAAGATGGTAAAGACCTACCCATTCCTCCTGAACTGCAAATAACAGATTACAACAAGGGTAATTATGTTTCATGGATTCAAGAATACGTAATGTCCCTAATGAACATACAAACAGGCAGTACTTTTCTTATTGGCAGTGATGGTCTACACGACCTATTTGGCCACTATGGAACAGGAAGAGCGTACGACAGACATGGAGAGTGGGCCAACTACCTTGCTCATAGAGACATGATTGAGTATGCGCCTATTGATTGGACTCAAGCTCAAAAAGAAGCAGCTCATCGTTTTTGGTGGAGAGAGTACGGATGGGGACAACTAGCCAAAAGTCCAGCAATTTCAAAAGCATCTGAATCGTGGCCTACAAACCCGGAATTCATGCGTTTTTATAATAGGAGAGACCAAAGCACGTTTCATAATTTTATGCGATGGGGCTTTGATGCTTATCCAGGACCCATATCAGATTTGCTAGAAATAATTGATACTGGAAAAAATGGTTTACTGGGACCAGACGGTAAACCAATAACTTCAAAAAATGAAAATGGAATAATAAGTTTTGAACGGACCAATAAGCTTTCTGGCAAAATTGGCCGTGGTAAAAAAATTAAAAATGTTCCTATCGATACTCTTCAAGACGTTGTTCTAAACGACACAACCGAAAGAATAAAAACCAGACGGGCTCGCTCTTCATCTTTAATGGGAGCCATAGGCATATATGACTCTGACGCTGAAATTGGTGCATACCTAGAAGAGCTAAAGAAGATGATGGGTTCGGACTGGAATAGAGACCCGGGAACAAGAGTGGAATTGTTGGCCGAACGTTTGTTCAGTATTGATATTGGCGAGCAAGAAAGATACCGGATAATCGACGAACTATTGGACATTGAAGTTGCATATACGGATTATGACCCAGATGCGGATGATTTTGATTATGAACTAGAACAGGAAATAGAACGAGAAGAAGAGTGGAACGACTATCTTGACACCTTGAGTGACGAAGAGTATGAATTTTGGAAAGACTATAACCCCAACGGTTACGACGGAGAAGGTGTTTCTTCATCGCCCATAGACGTGCCGCTCCCGTGGGAAAGGGAAGTGCCTCTTCCGGCACGTAACAATAATCAGGAAAAGAAAAAAAACAAAAGAAAGTTTTTTGGTTGGCGCAAGCGTCAAGACAAGCCCAGCAAATATATAAATACAATCAAGTTTTACGGCCATAAGCACATGCAGGAAAAACAAGCTGAGCAACTTGAAATGTTTAGAGACTGGAAAAATAAAAAAGACTGGAAAAAACTTCATAATGCTCACTATGACTGGTGGGCTTTTCCAATTGACAGAGGAAGCGCTGCATACGGAGATGGTTACAATGTTGCAGGAGAAAACATTACAGCACTAAGAACTGACCCTAAATATGTTTCTAATTTAAAGGAGCTTGCGACGATATATGCAGAAGCAATGGGTTGGGACCTTGAAAAAGGTGAATGGTTTGAACAACTTGACTGGGCAAAAGGACAAGACCCATACGCACAAGCCTATGGAGCAAGGTTGTACAAAATTGCCAGGTCTTTGCAAATTTTTGAGATGACGCAAGAATTTGATTCATTTCTCACGATGGTTCAGTCGTTAAGGTCTGATGACAATTTAAGACGACGTATTGGTAAATCTCAATACTGGGACAATACAGCAGTGCCGTTTAATAACCTAACTCCAGGCACTCGTCGCGCCACAAGAAAAATGCGCAAAGAAATGCAGGATGAAAAACCGACCAGAAGACTGTCTGGCGAAATGGGTGGAAGAAATATTAAAAAAATTCCAATATCAAATCAGCCAACACGACGCTCAATAGTTTCTCCAAATGATAAACAAATGCGGTTTTTTACAGAAATAGATGTGGATAACTGGTACATCTTTGCTGACGACATAAACGAATATGCAGCAAAAGTAAAATCAAAAGACATTGAAATAAGTACGCCGCAATATCAAGAACTAATGAAAGCTCTAGCCATTATCAACTCATTAGAAGCCCTGCCGACGGACGACAATGGAATATCGATAAGTATGAGCGACGAAGAAATAAAGCGCCTACGTTTAATTCTTAAAACAATGACTGACCTTCCTAATTTCTTTAATATCAAAGAAATCTACGAAGCTCTTCCAACGCGCCAAAAGCCTAGAACAATTGAAGTGGAGGGTCCTGATGTTTAGAGATAAAACAAACGAGAAGCTCTTATCTGAAAAAGCAATGCAAGGACAAAGAAGGATTAGAAAAGGCGACCCAGACGTATATCTCAGCCCAGACTCCGCCAGAGTTAGGTCTCGCCAAATGGGGTGCATAGGCATCAGAAGATACGCCACAATAGACGGCGGCGAAGCATGGATGCCCTGCACTAATGAGTCTGATTACAGACGGTCAATGGGTGTCGGGCCACAAGCAAAAAAAGACAGAGAAAAAAGAGAACGCGAATTTATAAAACGTGTTATTAAAAAGACGCCAGCTAATTCTAGATTAGTTTCTAAAGCAGTTCAGGTTAAATCAGAACAGCAAGCACCAGACAACAGATTTATTGTTGCCAAAGTCAGGTCTCACAACAAAGAGATGAAACTTGCCGAAAAAGGAAGCACATACATGGCTACCCCGGCAATGCTGCAAACCATTTGGGACAAAGAAAAAAGAAATGGCTCAAAAGAGGCGATGCGACGAGTAAACATATTTCTATCTGTTCTCTCCGGAGCGGCACCAAAGAATCTAAGATATATATCAGACATATCTCTTTTACCTGATGGGCACCCACGTAAATCAGGGGCAAAAAAGACTAGGTATTCATTTACCGATATGAGCAGCTAACGAGAGGCGCGCATGACTAAAAAATTTGACATCACAAAAATTGAAGGTATTGTCTTTAGTAATACCGACGAAAAAGCTCTCAGACGCGGCAAAAGGATAGGGAACCGCTTCGAGAGATTTGACCCCGACGCCATTGATGGCGACATGGACGGAACCGTACAAGAAGGGACGTCCTTCGAACGGCCCGCTGGCCCAAAAAACATGCCCAAGGTAAAGCCGATTGAAATTCCTCGTCCAGAAGAAGTCCCAATCAAGCCGCCTGTTCCATCCACACCAACGCCGGCACCCACAGAGGTTCCAAATAAGCCAAAGGTTCCACAAAGGGTAACAACTGGAAGAAAATTAACTGGTTCTATTTCAAAAAGAGATAAAGACTCCGAAATAGGTGTTGCTAACTCCATGCTTGACCTTCTTGAAAAAGACCAAGACCGCATTCAAAAAATAACCAATGTTGGAAAGAAGCGGCAAGCAATATCCAGCCATAATGCAATATGGGATTGGGCGCAGAATTTAATTGAAGATGACTTCGATAACACATGGGGTCCAAAAGAGTTCAGTTTGACCGCGTCGATGATTAATGACATTTCTGGAGGGATGCCTGAACCCATTAAAAAACAAGCAGCACAGCTGGCAGAGGCATATCGCAAAAGAGAGAAAGATGCAATATTGCGTCGGCGTGATTCTATGGCGGACGGCGTTGACCCGTTTGCAAAAAAACCAGAAGAACTTAGAAAAAGAACTTCCGGTCCTGGCAACAAGCTTACAGGCTCTATAGGTCGTGCCGATAGGAATACGTTTGAGGGCGATGACGAACCTTTTGGTGAAGACGACTTTGACCCCAACGACTTGGCCGAACTTAACCGTCTTCAAGATGAAGTCCTAGATGAAATCTCTGAAGAAATGGGTGCTGACTACGACTGGGATGGAGAGGCCGAGCGCTTGCTTGGACCAGATGCAGACGTCGCTCCCGAAGACCTTAAGGAAGCGCGGGCAGAAATTGACGCAATTAAAAACTGGCTGAAGGACCACCCTTTTAACAGGAGCGCTAGAGACTATGAAGAGAGCGAATGGGCCGACGACAAAGCCGATAGCCAAGCACAGCGCTATGCCCCACGTCCAACAGAATTTACTGATGGCGAAGAAATAAATTGGGACAAACTACTTCGTACAGCGGGTTTAAATCCTGAACAAAAAGAAGACTACGAATTAACTGACGAAGAGATGCAGGAAAGACAAGCTCAACGAGTTGACAGGCTTGGACAAAGCACGGATGCAATAACAGAAAGAGCTGCGATATGGCAGCGCGTACAAAACGGTGAATCGTTTAGGGAAATCGCTCCCGACTATCCAGACCGGCACTGGAGCCTTGTTCGCGACATGAGTAGACAAGGAGCAATAGAGTCTGGAGCATCAAAGCAAGACTCAAGAGCGGCCGAACAAGCAGCAAGTATTGCTGCTCGGCAGCGCGCCATGAATGCGGCGTCAGAAAGACTGATGGACAGGATGATTAACGCCAGCAGTGAGTCAGATTTAAAAAGGCGTCTAAATGATGCAATAAAAGAAGCAAAAGAACTCAAAAAAAGAACCTCAAACGAGTATCAAATGATGCGCAAAAAACAAGTAGAGCTGTGGCGTCTTGCTTCTTTGCTTTTTGAAACAATGCCGGAACAAAAAAAGGACGAAGGAACTCTTGAGTATTGGCAAAGAATGAGGGATTGGTTCTTTGAAACATCACCAAGTCTTAAAAACTTTGCTGAAGAAATAAATAATAACCACGATATTTCAACGGCAACAGATAGAAGCTATAGCTATCTAGACGATTACATAAATCTCCTTGAAGAAAAACGCCGTTCTATTCAATCTTTTTGGCCCGAAGTTCAAGCACATAAAGTTAATAAAAATAGTTCCGGTGGTGGAATGAGCGGTTCAATGGGTTCCGGAATACCGAGAGGGGTAAGAATTGCATCCCCTAAGAAAGCTAACAAGGTAGATTTTAGAGAGCTGGATTCGATTCAGGGAGACCTTGACCGTATGAGTAAAGGCTCTTTTTCCAGAACGGCATCGGCAAAGCGTCCAGACGGTCTAAATAAAACAGAAAACACTATTCTCAGCACCGCCAGAAATGCTAAAAAATATCCTCGTGGATTTTTTAGAGCGAGGAGAAAACCAAAAAAAGCATAACGCCCGACCGTCCGGGCGACACAAGAAGCGCAACGGATAATCGGGCGTCAGCCTCACGCGGACTTTCTGGAGCAATGGGTAGATACTCCCCAGATGAAGTCTCGCAAATACGCGAAAACATTGGCAAGGCTATTAAATCGACCAAGTCGGGGATTAAATGGAGGCCAAACTGGCGTCTCCATGACTTGCTTGGCTTACCTCATCCAGATATTCCTGATAGAGCAACTTTTGACGCAATCCTAAGCCCAAGACCATGGCAACAAAAAAGAAATTTGAGTCCTGCAAGACAGTCCGTTATATGGTCTCCATATATAGAAGCCGAGATGGCACGAGCTCAGGCCGAACGCGAAGACTTTAAAGGCGGAGCCTGGGACGACGACCTTGTTTTTACCGTTATTGGCGGAACGACGGCAACGGGAAAAAGCACAACAAGAACTCAAATAATGGATTCGTTTAAGGGAGATGTCCCCACTAACCCAAGCGATTTATTTGAATATCTTGATGGACTAGATTCGATTTTTCAACCTGGCTCAGCCGTTGTTGACCCCGATGATGCAAAGCTGATTATACCCGAGTATCAAGCTCACTTATTTCACCAGACACCGGGAGGGGCTACCTTTGTTCACGAAGAGTCAAGGGACCTGGCGGAAGCTTTGCGCCGAAGAGCACTTAAAGATAAAAGTCCAATTATTTACGACACAAGCGGTCAATTTAATAGTGGGGCCGAAAC